AACGCACCAATGCTCCTGATATGCGAGCCACAACTCCAAGTGCTCAACAGCAGTCAACTCTTGCTTGTACGTAGTAGGCGCCTTCTGCGGAAACGAGAACACCATCATATTCTCAGTATTCATAACATCCGGCTCGTGTGGTACGCCAGAGTCCATGAGGAACTGCGTCAACGGGTCCTTAACATCACCACGCACACGACGAATATAATATTCACTATACCTAGGATGAATGCCGGAAGCGGAGTCCACCAACTGAGAGACTGTACCACTAGGCTTGACGCAAGTAATGGCAGTAGACACAGGAATACCAATCTGCTTAGCATACTTCGCATTTGTAAGCACCGCTTCTTGCCGCATCTCCTTGAGATTCGGCCCAAGTTGGAAGGAGCCCTTACCTACCATGATCTTATTGTCGAAGATACCAGTCAGCGAAACACCAAGCAGTCGCTCTTCCTCAGTGTTATGCTTCCAGATCTTGCGAAGATACTTGAAGTCGGTAAGGGTGGATTGGAATGTACCGAGAATGGTAGCGAGCCGAACCTTCTGCTTCAACGAATCAAACGTATCATCAGACCTGACTACAACCTCAGTCAGATTGCAGAACTGGTGGGGACGAAGGATGATCTCGCTGCACGGGTTCGTTCCGAACTGGTGATTATACTCGCGCCTACCATTCTTCGCGGCCTGCTTCTTTGCAGCATCACGATTGAAAATACCACGCTCACCGCTCTTTGATTGGTAGAGGCTGAGCCACTCTTCCATGAAGGCGTCCATGCCGGGAGTCTCAGAGTACGCGACACTATTATTTGCGAGTGCACGCTGAGGATTCTCATTCCACCACTCGCCACTCTTAGCGTTGCGCATACGCCCATCACTGAGATTGCTGAGGGAGATAAGCGCCGAACGGCGAACACCACCAACAACGACGACCTCGGCGATCTTACAGACCAAATCGTGACACTCGATAGCGTGGAGTCTGCGACCCGCCGCGTTCTTGAAAACATTCACGGTGAACTTGAAGAGGTCCTCTAGGGGCTCGGGACCACTGGCCCTTCCTCCGAAAGTCTTGAGCCGACTACCGGCGGGACGAATCGTATTCGTATCCCATGACGGAATCTGCCCAGCGTAGAGCATGGCGATCAACTCGCGCAGAGCCTTGGCCCAACCTCCCTTAGAATCACCAACCTTGATAATCGTATCACTATTCTCAAAGTGCTCGTTTACGATAGGCAACTGATTGATCTCGTCGCGCTCCACAGAGAAACCCACGCCAACACCGTTCATGAGGATGTAGAGGATCTCGTCAAAGCAGCGAGGATGATTAATCGGCGTGTACGAACAATTGTATCCGGCGACGTTCTCTCGTTCTAGTGCGGGACCGGCCGTCATCAGAGCACGCATACTCGGCATAACGTCAAGGTTAATGATGGCGTCAAGCAACTCTGCCTTGAGCGTAGTATCCATCTTATAATTATGCTTTTGTCGCAACTGCTGATCCATGAAGTCGATGTACCGGCTGACCGTCTCGGGCCAATACTCTCGACGCTTCTTATCCTCTAGCCAGCGAGCATACCTAGACGTTGCGATAAACGTCTGATAGTCTGTGGGCAAATTCATATAGTCTCCTTTCAGTAGGTAGGGCCGGAGGGGATCGAACCCTCACGCCCGAAGGCAACGAATTTTAAGTCCGTCGTGTCTGCCAATTCCACCACGGCCCCTAACGACTACGCCCAAGCATGCGCTTTCCACGCGCACCATACGATACCATATCAGCCTTACCACGAGTGATGAACCAGTACCCGTTGCACCAGTTAGGATACGTTGTCGTGTCCTGCAAATATTCGGTCTGAGCAATGTTGAAGAAGCCACCCAACTCTCCGATGATGTACTCTCCGCTCGTGTCCCAGCCCATTGCACAATGATGCGTGTGTGCTGTAAGAACATTGCACTTCTGCACGGTGGCAATGTTGTTGGGGTTGACGAGAGGATTCTTGGAGTACGAGGTAGGGTGCGCAATGAAATACTTCTCACCATTGCTGTTAAGATACACATGATCCAAGTTGGTGAAGCGCAACTTGCACGAGCCAAGATTGATGCCAGCAAAGACTTCCTTCATCGCAGTCACAAAATCTTGGCGATACTCTGCGCTCTTCACATACCGATAATCATGATTGCCCTTAAGGAACACAATCTGCTTGAAGTTCTGAGCAAGAACTTCCATCAGACTACGAGCCTCGCTAACCTCCTTCTCAATGCCAGCGCTCTTCTGCTTGGGATAATACTGGGAGAGACTATCACCATTCAGATAATCACCAGCGATGAGAAGGTTGGAGTAGTCGGCTGCCTCGTCAAGAAACTCGTTGACAAGTTTAGCGTCGTAGAGGGGGACGTGCCAGTCAGCGGTCACGGCCCAGTCTCCACGAAGCATAAGCGGCTTCTCTAGACCAAACTCAAAACGACTCTTATCACTCGTATCTACTCGCATTATAGGACCTCACCATTCATAATCATGGTCAGCATGTGCAGCCCATCATCGAGTCTGCGCAAAATCTGACGCTTACTTACATTCATTTGTTTTGCTTGTTCTTGAATCGGGTTCCCATAGACGAAGACGCCGATAAGAGTATTATGTAGGTTCTTGCTGTTGCGTTGTAGTTTGCGCATCGCCGAGTCAAGATCCATTTTTGCTGCTACTAGTTCCTCACTGCCGCCGGTTACAAGAACGCCGGTCAGTGTGGAATAGTTTCTTAGTAACGCTTCAATTGTTTGCTTCTCGTACATGATGATCCATAATCTCATCGTATGATACGTATTGGTTGTGTCTGAGCCTTTTGATGTACCGTACCCAATCTTTCATACGATTGAAGATTGCGCTGCTAATCACTTGGGAGGGCGCGTACGGATTGCACTTCCACAAGGCGATCAACCCTTCTTGGTAGAGATCATCGTATTCTGCTGCGTTGCGGAACTTCCATGCCGCATCAGCGATTAGTCGCTCGTATTGTGCTACATTCTTATGATACTTCCATTCGGCTCGATAATCCTCACCACTCATCAGAAGGGAAAGTCATCACCACTGGTCGGCTCATCAGCCTTCTTCGTGGTCGTGGTGCTGGTCGTTCCGCCACCAGACTCGCCACCAAAGTTGATGAGCGTGTTGGCGGAGAGATTGTAATAGGTCTGCTGCTCACCATTCTTGTTCTGACCAGTGCTGGTCTTGAACAATCCATCAGCGACGATGAAGTCGCCCTTTGCGAGATTGATGTTGTCCTTCTCGGGCCAGACGGTGATGTTGACCAACTTGTTGTTGCCGATGGCCTTGACGGCGATATCGCGGACGGTCTTGTCCTTGGCCTGACGAGTGCGCGGCTCAAACTGAATGATGCCAGCGACGGTAAGATACTCATCCATTTGTATTCTCCTTAGTATACGAGTCCCACATGCGTAGGAATGTTCGGTATGGTACTACTACGAATCTGCGTCCAGACTTTGCTTCTCTTAGGAAAAGCGCCCACTGGTTGCCTCTTGCGTTGTGTTGGGCTTGTTTGAGATCAGCATCCTTGAGTGACAATCTCTTCTGATACTTGCATTCTGGCGCGAACCCTCCGGGAAGATCCATCACATCTGGTAGGTCTTCTCCTCTTGGTCCTGTGCGCTTTCCTCCAAGATCAGCGGCTACTTCCCTTTCCCAAGCCTTCCACTGCTTACTCCTGTTCGGCGGAAGACTCATCCGCGTCCTCCTGCTCATCGCCCGGATCGGAGTTCGTGATGAACTCCTCGGGCATCTCGTCAAGATCATCCTCCCACCGCTTGACGTACTCGGGAACACTGTTCTTGATATCCTCGACATACGAGTCTGCGGCGATAAGGACCATGCTCGTCTCATTATCATTATAGATAATGTACGGCTTGTCAATGGCGGCACGAACGGTGAGGAACTCAAGCACACCACTGATGCGCTCTCCGATCAGATCGGGCTCATTGCCACACTCGACAAGCATCTTCTGCATTGGCGTAATCTCAGTCATAATAGTCACCTCCTTAGAAGGGTTCGGTTGCGGGTAGAATACCAACTCCGGTTTCAGTATCACGAATCTCTACGTGGGTTACTTCTCCGGCTTGCTTGCGGCGCGACTTGAAGTGGATCAGTCGGAATCGTCCGGGGGCTACTGCGCGAGCCTCAAGACCACAATCGACTGCCGCTCCGATATCGCTAGATCCGCGTGTGCGCGTGTAACTAGAGTTCGAATCTCCCTTGTTTGTATGGTGTAGGACCATTATAGCAGATCCGGTCTCTTTTGTCAAGACATTGATGCTGTCGTTGAACAGAGAGGCCATCGCTCCAGCGTTGTTCTCGTCTTGTGTGTGGAGTCTAGTGAGGCTGTCCAGTACGATGAGGCTGGGCTGGTACGTGACGGCTTCGTCTAGGAACTTATCGAAGCGCCTGTCTAGTCTTACTCCTTGCCGATGAAGGTACCTAACATTATCATAGTTTCGGAGTCCAAGTTGTCGAAGCCTATGATAGACCACATCATGCGGATTCTCTTCATCAATATACAACACTCTCCCGTGATGGTTTAGCGGCCACTTGATCCACGAATCATCACCGTTTGCAACGGCAACGGCAAGGCTAAGGGACAACCACGACTTGCCTACGTTCGGTTCTCCTACGAGAAGCGTAGTGTCTCCTTTGGCGATAACGCCGTCTACAAGCCACTCGTACTCGGGAGGCTTTGTAGACAAGTCGAGCGCCTGATAATGATACTTTCCAGCCTGCACCTCAGAGACGAGGCTGATAAAAGTATCCATGCTATAATTCTCAAAGAACTCTACGATATCCTTAACATCCTCTGGGAGCACGATGCGCTTTGCCTTGTGCCCAAGGATACCACGAATACTAGTCCACGCCTTCTCGATCTTCGCTGAGGTATTATAATCGGCATCATTGTCGAGGATGACGTAGATGCTATCGTACTTGGTGAGAATGTCTGCGTCTGACTGGTTGAGGCCGTATGCTCCGGGGATGCCGTAGACGTTATGGACGCCTTCTTGCCAGAGGCGCATGGTGTCCGTCTCTCCCTCTACGATAAAACAATTCGGCTTATCATTGAGGGGTCCGTGGTAGAGTCCAAGGTGCAGGCCCTTCTCGCTGGCAAAGCGGCGCTTGCCGGGACCAATGTACCGCTTCTTCTCACCATTCTGGTAGGGGAACACGACCCACTCGTAATCATCATCAGAGTGGACTCCGAAGGCTTCAAGCGTGGCAGCGTTGATGCCCTTGTTGTATTCGAACCAGTTCTTCTGCGCTTCTGTAAGCAATCTTTACTCCACGACTCGGATGAAAACCTGAACCTGCTTGGTGTTGCGCTCGCGGATCATTACCTGCCCGCCGTCACTATCGCTGGACGTAGAAGTGTTTCCCTCTACAGCCTTGAAAATACCTTTGCTATTAGGAGGATTAATGACGATGCCGACGTGATCGCTAACGCCATCTCCCTGCCAGTCAAACATGGCGATATCCCCGGTCTGCACGTTCTCCTTGGGCACGACGGTAAGTCCGTTGCGCTGAGCGCGAGCATCATTAACCATGAACGGACAGTACGCCCAACGCCTACCCTGACTGAAGGCCTTGCTGCCAGCCTTGACAAAACAATACGTGACGAACATGGCGCACCACGGACCAACCATACCATACCACGAGGAGAACAGTACGCGGTTAGAATTCGGAGGGGACTCCTTGACGCCCTCAAAGGACTGGGCGATACGAGTAGCCTCAAGCCGCATAAGCGTGGCAGGATTCTTCTTGCGCTTCTCAGCGCGGCGCTTCATGAGCGGGGTAGGCTTCTTGGTGCCAGTCAGATAAGCGTGGAGAACCGGACCGTATACTTGGGTGCAGTGACGATCCTGATAACCGAGCAGGAACTTGGCCTGCGCTGTCGCGCGAGCGGTGCGCTCACCAAAAATACCATCAATTGGCCCAACCCACGTACCATACTTCTTCAGTGCGCGCTGCGCATCCTTCACATCCTTGCCCTTGGTGTAAGGGCTGGTCAACTTAAGTGTTCGCATTCTGCTTCTCCTTCATCTTACGCGCCTGTCGTAGCGCCTTTGCTTGCATCTTCTTCTTACCACGCTCAAGGATACGCTCCTTGTTGCGCTCCAACTTGTTCTTCTTGATACTACCCGCGACTGCCATCCGTGTCCTTCTCCTTCCAAATCTTCCGCTCTTCAATGAGGATGAGCCGATCAAGATACCATCGTGCCTTTTGCAAGTCTTGAATGCCGCCCTTCATATTGTACCGGCTGACATACTTGATGATGTTGCCTTGGTGATAATTGAGGTTGAGGCCTTCGATGGCTTCGATTGTTTCCATACTACCTTGCGTGTAGTGCTTCGGGCTGTTTACTGGGTCGCTCATACTCCTCCTTATTGGCCCAATTGGTGAAACTGATTTCGCAGTCCACATTGATGTTAACGAATTGCTCGACCAGTTTATTCCCCATGAGGTTAGGAATGATCGTTACGAGTTCGTCAATCTCATTCTTGTCGGTGTCGAGGATGATCTCGTCGTGTACGATATTTACGATGTGCGTAGCATAATTCGCATTGAGGTACTTGTCTACGTTGACGACGCTATTTCGCATGAGGTCTGCTGCTGACCCTTGGATAAGCGCATTGAGCGCTTTGTGCTCTTCTGTGACGTGTAGTCTGCGCCCGTAGAGGCTCTGGATGTAGCCTCTCGCGGCGAGTGTCTCGGAGATGGTATTGTTGAGCAGTTTGATTCCGGGGCGCGTCGTGTGGTATGCGCGCAGAAGGTCGCGCGCCTCAGTGTAGGACACGCCTAGTTGTCGCATGATAGTGGGCGTGCCACCACCATAGATAATGCTGAAGTTCAGTGTCTTTCCTACTTGCCGATCCTCGTCACTGATATCCTCCCTCTGGAAGAGGCCCTGAGCGGTGATGCGATGAGGGTCTGCGCCATTGTTGATCTCACTAGAAAGTGACATATCGCCGATGGCTCGTGCGAGGTAGTATGCGAGCAGCCGGACTTCGATAGCCGTATAATCAAAAAATAGGAACGCATCCAGTTTCGGTACAAATGCACGCTTCACATCCTTTTGGCTACGAGGAATATTCTGTACGTTCACGAATACTTCTCCTTGATCTTGTCAGCATACATCATGCTGATCTCTGCAACACGATCTTGAATCTCAGCATTATATACGCGCTGCGCAGAGTTAGGATTAATGTGCTGCTTGTAGAGTAGCATATTAATGTGGTGCGTCTTGGTATGCAGAGCGGTACGGACAATCAATTCATAATCATCGGCGACACGAAGCGTAGGATCATGCCCGTTAAGTTCACGATAGACGCTAGCGCGCCATGCGCGAACATGATTGGGAACACTGACGATATGACCGAGTGTAGTCGCGTTGATCTCGGGGGCTTGCATAACCCACAGCCCGTGCTTCTCATCATAATACTCTTTGCCATAACCAAACGCCCATCCCTCCGGGTACCTATGCGACTCTCCGTTAGGATGGATCTCACTGCAATCCGAGTAGACAAAGCCGACTTCCGGATCCTCAAAGGCTTTGCTGATCTCTTCAAGCGCATTGGGGGTCAATTCGTCATCATGGTCAAGTTCGACAAGGATATCTCCAGCAGCAACCATGAAGCCCCAACGCTTGACTTGTCCGATGATACCAGAGTGAACGTGACTGCGGAACAGGCTAATCTTGTAGCGCTCATCAGAACAAAACCCGTAGACTTGTGACCATGTGCTTGTGGTATACGAGTCGTCCCATACAATCCACTCCCACTGCTCATGCGTTTGATTCTTAAGGCTTTGCCAAGTACGAGCAAGAGTATCCTTGGAAGTCTCGTACGTTGGGGTGATAATACTAATCATGCTTCTGCGCTCCCACTGCTCATGCGCCCAGTCCTCGTGCCGTGCTGACGGAAGTTAGGGTGAAGAATACCATCACGCGCTTCCTCATGCAAAGCATCAAAGTACGTGGCCTTGATCTTATTTGCCTCCCGCAAGTCTACGATCAGTCGTGCCAGTTCGTCGTCCAGCGAGGAGAGCGTGGCCTTGTCTGTCTTTCCAACATTGACGCCTCGTTCTGCGAGTGCGTGTAGAACCTGTTGCGGTGACTGCGGGTTGAACTCCGGCCCAGCAAGTTCCCCAATACGATGCTTAAGTTTGTAAATCCGATCACCATACTCCTTACGCTTCTGTGTAACATACTCTCGATCAACGCTCATACCACGCGCCTCAATGCCAAGCAAAGCGAACGTTAGTTCGATCTCCATATTGTAGAGTGGAAGCAGGTCCTTGTGCAGCATGGGCTTGAGATGCGAGTAGAGCCGTAGCGTAAACTCCGCGTCCTTCTCAGCGTAGGGAGCGAGAATCTCGTGGGGTATATGCTGATACCCGTCTTCCTTCTTCAACTTTGCCTTGCGACGATACGCTTTGAGTGCTTCGTTCTCATCGGTAGTTTCATTCAGGTACTTCTCTGCGAGGAACTTGAGTCCGGTGGATTGCTGCTCGTCAATGAGGTGCGCGATGGCCTGTGTATCCTCTACTTTGTCTTTGAAGATTCTTAGCGGGAAGCCTGCGCGAACCAACTTCTGCAAATCAAACTTCGCATTGTGCATGATGATCGTATCAGAATCAGAAATATAGTAGAGGATCTCGTCCCACGAGTGCTCTTCATCATGATCCATAGCACCGGGACGGAAATCCCACACAATGGAATGCACTCCGTTGGCTGGATCCTGCACCTTATAGTAAGCAATGCTTACCATGAAGGCGTCGTCGTGCCAGCCAACACCATTCGTCTCAGTATCAATCGCCAGTAGAGCCAAGACCATTCTCCCCGCGACTACCGCTCCACACAACGCCCGGACTAAAATAATACGACTCTAGGCTGACGATCATAATCTGCGCGACACGACTGCCCTTCGTGATACGCTGCTCCTTGTCGGAGAAGTTAGCGAGGATCACTTGTACCTCGCCAGAATACCCAGCGTCGATAACGCCGGGAGCATTCAACACGAAGATACCATTCGATGCGAGGCCACTACGACTAAGGATAAGCCCAGCATACCCGATAGGAATACTCATGCGGATACCTGTCGGGACAAGGCTAGAACCACGAGCGGGAATCGTAACGTCTTCTGCGGCGTGCAGGTCCCAAGCAGCGTCAAGGTCATGCTGCTTTGCGGGATGATACTCGCTCGTCTGATAGTTGATCTTCAGGCTCACTTAGAGCACGCCCTTCTCAACGAGGATGCTACGCATGTTCTCGACGCTAAGGTCTTCGGTGCCGAGGATCTTCACGATATCCTCGCGCGTGGGCTGCTCGCCGGTAGGAGTGTCAGTATGCGCAGAAACGTACTCCATGACAAGCCGCTTCAGTTGAATATCATCATTCACTGCCTTGCGCTGCAAGTCAACATAATCCCGCTCGTCCTCACTCCACAAGTAGAGAGCAATACCGAACTGGTGGCAAGCCTTCTTCAATGCCTCTGCCTGCGCAGTCTTAGCCGCCGTGTCAGGATCAAAGTTCAAGCCAGCACCGATACCATCACGGCTGACGAGGCCGCGCTGAGTTGTCAAGAACCCGTCGCCCTCATCGCCAAGACTGATGACGCCAATATCATCAAGCAGTACAGTCAGCGTACCACTGACGATGGCAAGATACTGCGGCTTGCCCTTACTAGTCGGGGGACCATCACGAAACTCCCAATGATTGATACTCCAAGCCCACTTATGATCGAGGACCTCGTTCAGACGATTGATATACCCGTCAATGCTAACATAATCCTGTCCGCTAGGATTCTTCTTGACGAGACTATGATGGAACCTCTCGGTGAGGTCGGAGGGAATCATGCGTTCTCCTTCGGGACTGGCCAATAATAGTCGTAGACTCCTACGACATTCGGATAGATTGTATTATACCATACTGGGTCCTTGAATACAAGGGCCTTCTTATGTGACTCGTGTACACGATTATCGCCCCACCAATGTGGCAAACTAACATCATCACGATCACCGAAATGCTCAGAGTAAACCTCTAGCGTCTTACCCCAACACGTATCATTATACCCGCGTCGCTTCCACTCACGCACAGTAGCATCCTGATAAGCAAGCAGAGAAAACTCATAACCACGCCACATACGAGTAGCAGGATGATTCGTCCAACCCTTGCTAAGACCAGCAAGCGCACGCATAATCTGAAGCGTCTCAACGCGCTGCTTACCAAGCCGCTGACGATCAAGCACACGAACACTATCCTCAAACGTATCCTCAGGAACGAACGTCTGCACGATACTCCTCCTTGAACGTATCAATCGCGGCCTGCAAACCAGCGTGCCCCTTATCCGTGAAGAACCACTCGCCGTGATACAACTCTACCCAACCCATACTAGCAGCAAGAGCAAGCGTAGCCTCATCAATCTCAATACCCTTACGCCAAGGCTTGTACCTATTATACATCATCCTGAGTCTCATAGGGAAGACCAACCTCCTCTGCAATCTCCCAACCATTCTCATCAGCAATCAACTCGCCATTCTTATACTCGGCAATGAACTTCGGCTTCTGCTGACTACAACCACAAGGATCATCATGAAACGCTGCCCAAGGACAGAACAGACTAGAGTAATGAGGGCGATACCACAACTTGTACACCTTGTTCGTCTTCTTCCAAGTGTACTCGCCAGCAGGATAATCAGGAAGCGTATCATCCTCCTCATAATCATGAATAGCCTCTTCAACCTGCCGCATACGAGCGATGATATCACGCTTGGGGAGAGGGTCAAACTCGATCAGACGCGGCTCCTCCCAACGCTTCTTGTAGTCAGGAGTAGTCGGAAAATACACGATACCCGTCTTGCACTTCTGTGACGGACCAAAATGATAGTACGCACTGACTTGCATGACATGCTCAGGCTTCGGCTGATTATCAAGAAACGACATGCCAACACCACTGATAGTCTTGTAGTCCAGCAACCAAAACTCTCCATCAAGCATAGCATAAGCGTCCGCAGTGCCCGTCCACTCCAACGTCAAGTCAGGATCCTTAGCGATGATAGGATGCTCGGCCTTGTACTTCTCCAGATTCTTCTGAAGGATCTCATGGATAGTCTCGTGAATAGCCGTACCCTGCAAGAGTGGGAAGATACTCTGCCACGACGGATCAGGCACACTAGGATACCCGTGCGCATAGTAGAGTGCAGCGTGACGATCATGCTGAAGATGCTGCGAGAAGTGCAGCATATTATCGTTGCGCGGAGTGGCAATCGTCTTCTTCAGTAGGCTAACCAGCATACTCGGCCTCAACAATATCAACCCAATCCGTCATGCTAGCCCCATTACCATCAAACACAACGATGCTCGCAGTGCCAGTCTCAGCCGCGTACTCGGAGACAATCTCAGCGACAAGTTGGGGACCATAAAACACACCAATGTTCAGATAATTATCATTCTTACGGATGCTATAATGAAACACTCTACGCCTTCTTCTTGTTCTTGATGACAGTGGCACGCCACGCGGGACGATTATTCTTATTCGGAGAGCGACGAAACGCCCACACTTTATACCCCTTCTCGTAAAGCAGCGTCGTAGCCTCATTTAGCGTAGAAGCAACACCGATCTTTTCACCATCAACCTTCACATGCCACCCAATCGCCGGAGTCATGCTCGTCACCCTACCCGTAGGCTTGTATGTAATCGTAGCCTCGTGCTCAGTATGCTTCTTAGACACTAGGATCCCACTCCTCATCATACGGATAATCCTTCTTTTCAGCGAGACGCTCCTCATACTTCTTACGAAGATCCATCAGCAGCCGCTTAGAAATAAACTCATCATCCGTCTCGTACCACTCGTCACGATCCCAATACGGATAATCGTCACTAGTCATCAAGACCAACCTTATCGAAGAACTCCTCGTGCATACGATACTCCTCGTCAATCATCTCTTGAATGTCAGCAAGTACCTGCTTCAGCACGGTACGCTCGGCGAGATCA